CGGCGCAAAAGGCTCGAAGGAGACCTCGGCGCATGGCTGAAATGGTACCTGGCCGCCGCCTTCCCCCTGCCGTGGGCCGAGTTCCACGTGGTGGCGATCTCCCGGATCCAGGGCGCGATCGAGAACGCCGGCCAGCAGGCGGTCGGCATCCCCCGGGGATCCGGGAAAACTACCCTGGCCAAGGGCGCGCTGTTGTGGGCGTTGTTGACCGGCAAGAAACGCTACGGCCTTCTGATCGGCGCCACTGGGAAAAAGGGCACGGCCATGTTGGCCGACATAAAGACCTGGCTGAGGTTCAACGAGCGGTTGCTGGCCGACTACCCCGAGGTGTGTGTCCCGATCCGCGCGCTGCAGGGGGTACCGCACCGGGCCCGGGCGCAGACGGCGTTTCGCAAAAACACGCTGATCGAGTGGGGAGTGGATCGGCTGCGCCTGCCGTCGAGCCCCCGGGTATGTGCAAGCGGCCGGACCGTCCCGGCCGTCAGCTGTTCGGCCATCGTCGATTGCGACGGGATCACGGGGGACATTCGCGGGCACAGTTTTGCGACAGCCGACGGGCGCGTGCTCCGTCCGGACCTGGCGCTTTGCGACGACCCGCAGACCCGAGAGTCGGCAAAGAGCCGGGAGCAGACCAACGATCGCGAGGCGCTGATCAAGGCGGACGTGGCGGCCTCCGCCGGGCCCGATTCGCCTATGACCGTGCTCGCCCAGGTGACCATAATTTACCGCAACGATCTGGCCGACCGGCTGTTAAACACCCGGGATTGGCGGCCGGTGAAAACGCAGATGGTTCTTGGCTGGCCGAAGAACTTGGAGATGTGGGAGACGGCGTACAACGCCGAGCGCCTGGCCGGCATCGAGGCGGAGGACAAGGGGTCGCGCGCCGCCGCGTTCATCGCCGTCAACCGTGCGGCGCTTTACGACGGGGCCTCGGTAAGCTGGCCGGAGCGGTATGACCCGGGGGAGGTGGATGGCGTCCAGCACGCCATGAACCTCTACCTCCGGTTCGGTCGGTCGGCGTTCATGAGCGAGTACCAGCTGGCACCGGAGGACGAAACCCAACCCATCCTGGAGCTGCCGCGGGACGCCGTTGCCCGCCGAGTGACGGGCGGCAAGCGGCGGGAGGCTCCGGAGAATGCGGCGGCCGCCTTCGGCATGGTGGACTTTAACGATGACGGCCTGCGCTGGGGCATCGGCTGTGCGTCAAACGACGGGGCCATTACCGTGGTCGATTACGGTATTTTTCCCGGCGGCGGGGAAGTACTGATCCCGGACAAGGCCAGCGAGAAGGTCGCCCTTTTGCGCGGGTTGAGTGGGCTGGACAAGCTCCTGTCGTCCATCACCATTTTGCGCGGGCAGGACCCGATGAAGTTGGACCTGGTGCTGTTGGATTGTGGCGGGCAGTTGATGCAGACGATCTTCGACTGGCTGGGAAGCGCCGCGAAGCGGTCCGGGCTGCCGTGGATGGCCTCCCGCGGGTGGGGCTCGAGAACGTATCGGCCAAGCAAGAACCGGATCGGCCGGCCCGGCGAGGGGTGGCACATGGCGCGCTGGCCCGGCAAGGGCAAGGTGCTGGTGCACGATGCGGACATGTGGCGCATGCGGCAGCAGCGCGGCTGGCTGATCCCGATCGCCGCCCCCGACTCGATCGCGCTGTTCGGCGAGGCCGGACAAACGCACGAAGTGTTTGCTGACGGGGTCACCGCGGAGCGGTTGACCGCCTTTGTGGAGACCGACCAGGGGCCCATGTACCGGTGGCAGTTGTTGCCTGGCGCCAGGAACGACTGGGGCGATGTGGCCACGGGTCTTTTTGTAGCGGCCTCCCGGCTCGGGATGGTCGCGGGTAATGCGGCGGAGGAAGGCGGCGGACGGCCCGCCCGGCAAGTGCCCGGGAAGAAAGAGGCCAGGGTGTTGATCAGGAAACCAGGAGGACGACGATGACGAACGAGAGACGCAGGACGAACAGAACGCCGGTGGCGCCGATCCAGACGCGGGATCCGCAGCCGGGAACCCGGGATCCGGCGCCGGCAGCGAGGCCGGAGTCGGAGGAGGTGCCGCAGATCGAGCGGCAGCACCCCGTCATTATCCGCGTGCCGTTGGCGCGGTGTCCTAAGTGCGGTCACACCGTTTTTCGGAACGGCGGCAACAGCAAGCCGAACATTTCCACACTGGAGATGCTGCGGTACCGGAAGTGCGCAAACTGCGGGAAGGCTGTCCGGCTGGCCGTCCCGATGACCGAAAAGCAGGTTTCCGACTATGTGGAAAACGACAAATGCGATTAATTTTGTTTTTTGGTCTACGTGTAGACCAAAAGGGGGCCAGACCTATTGACGGGTAGAACGGGTCTGATATGGTGTTGACATTGAAAACTTAATAGGTGCCGGTAGCCGAGGCTGATCACCTCGTTGAAGGCAAATAAAAAAGGCGTATCCGTTGCAACGCGGCTACGCCTTTTTTATTTGCCCCGGCCCCGTAAGCAAAGGCAGAACGTGGATCCTCTGGAGATTCTACCGACGGCAATTCACGGCGGCGAAACAATCGCCGTCGACATTGTTGTCTCCGGGTTCCTGCCTGCCACCCACACGCTGGCGTATCACTTCGCGGCGGCTGTCCCGGTTACCGTGGCGGCTGTCGCCAATACGGCCGGCACCGGATGGACCTTGGCGGTGCCGACGGCCACAACGGTGACCTGGCCGTCCGGATCTCTGTCTTTTGTCGGCATGGTCACGGCGATTGCCGGCGGAGTTGTTACCGCGGTCGACGCCGGCGCCATTCGCGTCACCGCCTCCCCTCTGTTCGTCAGCTGGGCAAAGAACGCGCTGACCGCCGTGCAGGCAGTCATTGAGGGGCGCGCCACTGACGGGCAAATAAACATGACCATTGGCGGGATGAACGTCGGGTTCATGTCGCTTGACTCGCTCATCAAGGCCCGGGAGTTTCTGCAGGCCGAGGTGCGGAAACAGGGCGCCAACAGGCAGAGCCGGATTATGCGCGCGAGGTTTTATTGAAAAACCCGTTTGCCAGCCAACCCCCCGCCCCCGCCCCGATCGCCGCGGCGCCAAAGCCGGCCACCAAAACCGTGCGCGTTTTGCAGTCCCGCTCTTTCGTGGCCGCGCAGACTGATCGCCTTTTGGCCAACTGGACGTGGGATGGGGGGTTCACCGCGGCGGAGATTTCGGGTCAGCTGTCGACGGTCCGCTCTCGCTCGCGGGACATGCAGAAGAACAGTGCGCACTACCGCAAATTCCTGCTCCAGGTGGCCACCAACCTTGTGGGAGAGCTGTTCTCGTTCAAGTCTCTCCCCCAGGACGGCCCCCCGTGGGAGCGGCGGCTGGATACCCGTGCGGCGGCGTTCATCGAATACCACTTTTGGCGCTGGTGCACGTACCGGGATCCGGACACCGGCCGCACCTTTGCGGACCTGACCGGGCGCAAAACCGTGCCCGAGATTGACCGCATGAACGCCAAGGGGTGGGCCCGGGACGGGGAATATTTTATGCTGACCGAGGTCGCAGACAATCCCTACGGGTTTGCCCTGCGGGTTGTGCGGCCCGATGCCTGCGATGAGAAATACAACGTCGCCAAGCTCCAGAACGGGAATGAGGTTGTGTGCGGGATCGAGCGGCGGCCAGACACCCTGGCGCCGGTCGCGTATTATTTCCGCACCACCCCGGACCGCGCCTATGTAACCACGTCGTATGGCGGCCATTTGACGCGCATACCGGCCGCCCGGGTGATCCACGTGTTCACTCCCGAGGATGAGGGGCAGCCGCGCGGGATCCCGTGGGCGCATGCGATTTTGTGCAAGCTGAAAATGCTGGACGAATACGACCGCGCCGAGATTACGGCCGCGCGGGATGAAGCCTGCACGGTTCGAACGTACGAAACCGACCGGACCGTCGACGATGAGCTGCTTGACCTCACGGATCCCGACAACCCGGCGGCCGTGCGCCAGGCCGACGCCATGCTGGCCGACAAAGAACCCGGGCAATCCGAGATCCTGCCGGTAGGCGTGAAAGCGAAATTGAACACGCCGCAGCACCCGAACCGGGAGCTGACGGCGTTTAAGAATTCGATGCTCCGGGACGTGGCCAGCGGGCTCGGTGTGGAGTATGCGAATTTCGCCAACGACTGGGCCGGGGTCAGCTTCTCGAGCGTGCGGCTCGGGACGATAAGCGAGCGTGATTTCTGGATGATGCTGCAGGCGGACATGATCAGCATGGACAAGAGCCGGGTATTCGTTCTGTGGCTGCGGTCGTTCCTGTCGCTGTCAATCTCCGGGGACTACCCGATCGAGAAGTACGAGAAGTTTTGCGAGCACGAATATCGCGGGCGGCGCTGGATGTGGGTGGACCCCATGCGGGACATGGCCAGTGCGGTCATTGCCCGGGACCACGGGTGGAAGACCGACAGCCAGATCACGTCCGACATGGGCGGCGATTTCGCCGACAACATCGGCGTGATCAAGCAGGAAACCGAAGCCGTCAAGGGCACGCGCCTGGAGCGGGCCAAGGCGCCCGAGGTGAACGGATCCACGCCGGCGGACCGGGCGGCCCGGATCCTTGGTGCACTAGTCAAGGCCGAAGAACAGGACAAGGAAAATCAAAATGAAGAATGAAAAGCACAGCCTGCCCGAGGGTATGCAGTTTCGGTCCGTGGAAATCCGCGCCGACAAATCGGAAGACGGCAAGACCGTTTCGGTCCGCATGTCGGTGTCGAGCGAAACGCCCGTCCTGACCTATCTGCGGTTTAACGATCAGTGGATGCGCGCTTACGAGGTTCTGGACCACAAACCCGAGAGCGTTGACATGAGCCGGTGCACCGATGGCCTGGTCATCCAGGACACGCACTGGGGCGATCAGGTGGGGCTGATGCGCGTCGAGCTGAAAGAAGCCAAGCTCGGTGGCGTCGTGGAATTTTGTACCGGCCAGCGGGCCCAGGACATAGCGGCGGATGCGGCGAAGGGGCTGCGGAAAAACGTCAGCGTTGGCTACGTTGTCGATCCCGGCAGTTACCGCCTCGAAGGGGATAAAGACGGGTACCCGTTGGTTCGGGCCACTCGTTGGATGCCCTATGAGGCCTCCTTTGTTCCGGTCCCTGCCGATGTGTCTGTGGGTGTTGGTCGAAATGCCGAAATCGAAACCGCCGGGAAACCCCCGGCACAAACCGTGAGGACGAAGATGAGCAAAGAAAACGAAGCCCCGAAACTGGACGCCGAACAGGTCGTCGAAATTTACCGCCTCGCCCGTGCGTTCAACATGGAACCCGGCCAGGCCGATGAGCACATCAAGAGCGGGAAGTCCGTCGAGGAATTCCGCGTCATGACGCTGAAAAAGGCCGAGGCCGACCAGGCGGACGCCAAAAAGCGCGCGGACGAAGCCGCCAAGTCCGGCAAGAAGCCCGACCGGCCGGCCGAGCTCACCAGCCGCCAGGCCGAAGTTTTCGACGAGAGCGAGCGCCGGGAAATCGGCAAGCGGTTCAACGTCATGAACCTGCTCCGCTACCTCGACGAGAGCCGGAACCAGGGCCAGTCCCACATCGACATCGGCTTCGAACGGGAAGTTTCGAAGACCGTCGAGAAGCGCAGCGGCAAGGGCACGCAGGGCTTCATCATCCCGCACAGCGCCATGCTGTCCGTCCGGGCCGACCCCTTCCTCAAGGGCTCCAACGGCTCGAACATGGTGCAGACCACGCTCATGCTCCCGATGATCGAAGCGCTGCGCAGCAAGATGGTGCTGGCGCGCGCCGGCGTCCAGATCATGTCCGGTCTGGTCGGCGATGTGGCCTTCCCCAAGGGCGGCGCGATCGCCGGCGGGTGGGTGGATGGCGAGAACGGCGCCGGTACCGAAGGCAAGCCCACGATCGGGCAGGTGACCGGCACCCCCAAGACGGCCAGCGGCTGGACCGACATCTCCCGCCGGCTGCTCATCCAGTCCTCGGTCGATGTGGAGAACTTCGTGCAGAACGAACTGCTCCAGACGATCGCGCGGCTGATCGAGGTGGCCACGTTCGCCGGCACCAACGCCAACGGGCAGCCCAAGGGCCTGGTCAACACGGCCAATGTGCTCAACCCCACGGTTACCGTCAACGCCCCGACCCGGGCGCAGATCATGAGCTTCGTGTCGAACATCGCCGCGGCCAATGCCGACATCGGCGGTATGGCATGGATGCTTCCTCCCGCGGTGTGGGCGCTCCTGGGCAACACCCCGAACGGCTCGGTCACCATCCTGAACCAGGCCGGCAGCGAGAACGTGGGCGGCGGACCGCTCCCCGGTTTCCTGCTCGACACGGACCGTGGCACGATGTTGGGGAACCCCTACTTCATGTCCACGAACGTGACGCTCAAGAGCCTCTGGCTCGGTGTGTGGAACCAGATCATCACCGGTCTGTGGAGCGGCGTTGACATCGTGCTCGACCCCTACACCAACAGCACGACCGGCGCCGTCCGCGTGATCGCGCTGCAGGACTGCGACATCATGGTCCGGCATCCGCAGGCGTTCGCCTACAACACCGCCTTGCTGTCCTAAGCGGCGGGAAGTTAAGCAACCCGGGCCGCGCCGGAACTCCGGCCGGCCCCTACTGAAAGACGCACATGAAAAAGA